GGTTGAACACGTCTTCTCCGGTGCTGCTGGCGACATCCTCAAAGATGGCCTTGATCTTCGGCATCATTTCCTCGACAAGGTCCTCTCGAATCTCCCACAGGATTGCGTCATGGATCTGCAGCAGCATCCGACAGTCTTCCGAGTCGATCTCGTCCTCCAGGCGAAGCATCGTCCGCTCCATGAGGTCAGCGCTGCCTCCCTGAATGACGCTGTTCATCGCTTTGTAGCTTTCGCTCTGATACTGGAAATGCCGCTTCCGGCCACTCCAAAGCTTCACCTCTAGCCGCTTCTCTGCCATACGCGCGCAGGACTCGGAGAAGGCGACAAATCTGGGGTAAGCCTGTTTGTAGAGCGCTAGCATCTCGTTGGCCCGCTTGGCTGTGACCCCAAAAGCACCCATGATGCGCTTCGTCCCTGCCCCGTACTGCGTCGAGTAGACGAAGGTCTTCGTCGTCTGCCTGTCGAATCCCAGGGTCTCGCTCATCTCAGTGAAGATGTCACGACCCTCCTCGAACACCCTCTTCAACGCCGGCTCGTCGGCATAGAGGGTGCCAAGTCGCAGCTCCAGCTGGCTGTAATCGATGTTCACCAACACATAGCCGTCCTCTGGTACGAAGCAGCTTTTCGTGTGAGCCTTCCAGGGCTTGTCGCCCTCCTTCGGTACCTGTTGCAGATTGGGGTCGGACGCCGAGAATCGGCCAGTCTTGGTGACGTCGAGGTTGTAGTTGCATCGCAGCCTGCCATCAGGGCTGACCTTCTCCAGGAAGGGCTTCAGCGACAGTCCAATAGCGGTCTGCCATCCTCGATATGCAGTGATCTGACTAGCTAGCGGCGAGTCGGTCTTGGAAAGCAGATCGTCATAGGCCGGCATCGTCTCCTTGGTGAAGCTCGGCTCGCCCTTCGGCGTTCTCTTCAGCACTGGAAGATGGAGTCGGTCGATGAGGAGTTCCTTCAGCTGCTTGTTCGACTTCGGGTTCACTCCGATCTGTTCGACAAGGTCCTCCATCGCAATCTCACCCTCTGCAATGGCGTCGATCACCTTGTCCTGGTCGATACGAATCCCTCGTGCCTCCATCTTCTGCAGAAGCTTCAGCACGCGCTGCTTGTACCACCACAGCTCGTCGAGTTCTTCGGCGTAGAGCCGATCAATGAGAACCTCACCGACGAGATATGTGCCGACGGCATCCATCGTGGCGTAGCGCTCCATCTGCCACGGTTCGATCTCTCGGTTACCTGACTTCTTCTGCGCCTCGACGAACTCGTCGTCTGTGATCTTCAGTCGTTTGCCGAGCCATGTCAGGGTGAGGTTGTCGAGAGTCTTCGGTGCCTTGTATCCACAAATCTTGTCGACTGCGTTCTCGTCGATCATGTTGCTCATTACGGCGCAGTCGTACCAGTAGGCATCGCGCGCATCGATGCCTACCGTGAGGAGGCTGTGGACATCGAATTTGGCGTTCTGGAAGATGATGCTGTCTGCGGTTTCGACAAGCTCGACGAGGGTTTCTACGACTTCCGGTCGTGCGTTCTGTCCTACAAAGTGCTGCAGAGGAATGTAGCTGCCGACTACCTGTAGTCCTACGTTGGCTGCTACCGATACGCCGATGCAGATATCGGTGCCGTCCTTTACACGCAGCCCGGTTGTCTCGGTGTCCAAGGAAAACGGGATCTTGTTCTTCAGAATGTGTCCCATGACGCCGAGTGCGTCACGTGGGGTTTCACTCCAGGCCGAGAGCGGCGCGGGTGTCATTAGGTACCTCTTTCTTGGTCGTCGTGTCCTGGACGAGATTGTCGAGTGTGATCTTGTCTGTTGGGAAGGTCCATTTGCCGGCCTCGAACCGACCATCGAGTTCACGCTCGATGCCGAAGCGACTGGTGATGAGCAATGAACCATCTGCCTCGAAGCGCGGTCTTGAGAGCATGAGCACTGTGTCGACTGCGCCTGCGATGCCCTGCGTCCCCGAGACTGATCTGAGGTAGTCCTCATCGTCGGATCGTTTGTTCTTGTTGGTGTGATGGACGATGACGAGCGCTGAACCTTCCGGCACGACATTTTTCAGCTCTGCTGTGAAGTCGTATTCTGCGCGGTAAATGGAGCCCTCTAGTTCAGCGGGCATTGCTCTTCCTAGGGTGTCCAGGATTACGAGGCTGGGTTTGTCCGCTGCACCGAGGTAGAACGCTTTCAGTATTTCCAGTACGTCGTCTTTTGCGGCGAGCTTCGTGATGAACTGAACGTTCTTCGACGCTCGGGCACCAATCATTCTGAGCCTGCCAGCCAACGATGCCTCATGATCCTCTAGCGCTAGGTAGAGGGTGCGCCACTTCGTCTTCGATGTGTGTGCCCCGAGCATTGGTTCGCCGAGTGCCGCGTGTACCGCGAGGTCGAGCATCATCCAGGATTTGCCGATCTTCGGGTTCGCCACCAACAGCGTCGTGCCTTCAGGGATGATCCCTGGCACTACCCACTGAGGCTCAGGGAACTGCTTGCTCAGCAGATCATCTAGCGAGATTGCTCCTGGAAGTGCTACACCCTCGTCTCCGAGAGAGAGGATGCCACTGAGATCGACCTCTGCGTCTTCGACGCCGAACTTTCGGATAGCGCCGATGATGGCTTTGTCGAGTTCGTCTTCGGGATCGCCACTAAGGTGCTCAGCCGCCATCCATAGCTTGCCGAGTTCGACGAGTGCTGTGCTTGCTCCCTGAAGCCCTTTAGCGCCATAGCCGACTAGGGTTCTGGTTGCTCTGAGAAGTTCTTCGTGGCCAGTGAAGGGAACAGGCAACCTATCCAGAATTGCCTGACACGGCGCTCCGATCTTGCCTCCATGCTGCGTCAGCCATTCGCGCACATTGATGTCAGTGCCGGTGACGTTGGCCTGCACACTGGCTGGCGCACCCGCGTAATAACCGGGAAGCTGGTCAGTGATGGAAGAAACCGGAGGCAGCCGGTATGGCACTACGACATAGCCGCCAGTGCTTTTACGGTCGATACCGTCGTAGATGCCGTTGTTGCTCGGCGCGGTTCCTTTGAACCAGAGATGCTTGCCATAGCCGCTGAAGCTCGTTCCGGTGACAGAAGCCTCGGTGGCAAAGCCAGCAAGCATTGCCGTATCGAATCCGCTTGGTCGATCCTGGTGCACATCGAGATCGACTACGGCGCAGCCGACGCGGCCGGGCGGCACTGCCGGAATCGCTGTTGGCCAGCGCGTCCACCACCGTTCGATCACGTCGGGGTTGCGGGTAGCTCGCTGCTCCCAGCGATCAACATACGGTGACTTCTCTGGGTGCTCATCATCCTCAAAGACAGAGCGCGCGGGAAAGATCGGGTAGCCCGCCTCGATCAGGTCAAAGGCGAGATCCACATAGTCTGTGGCTGCTTGCTGGTCGGTCATGGGATGAGCCGAGAGGTGTGCGGGTACGGGGTCATCGGGTGTCCAATCCGAGAGTGGGCAGAGCCCCGGTCGCCGACTTCGTAAAACGACCGGGGCTCTGGCTAGGGTACTACTTCTTGGCGAATGGGTTCGGTCGACCGGTCGCCTGCTGCTGCTTCAGCGCTGCGCGCTTAGCTGCGATGCGCTCCTGAAGCGACATCTCCTTCGGTGCTTCGTCGTCGGCGAGCGCCATCGGCGCGTCGTCCTCCTCGCCGTCGATCTGCGCTACCGCCTCGTCCAGCTCGGCGTCGTAATCGCCCTCGGGGTTGTCGTCGAGGTCAACCGCCTCTTCGACCGGCTCAGCCTTCGGTGCAGGCTTGGTTGCCCGGGGCCGGCGCGTCGCCGTCTTCGGCTTCTCCTCGGCTGCCTTCGGGGCTGCCTTGGGCCCTGGTGCCGACGACTCTCCGACCTTGATGTTGCGAAGGTTCTGATAGGTGTTTCCGTTCCGGCCCTTCGTGTTGACGACCTGGAGGACGCCGGAGATGCCTACGATGTCATCCTCGTCCGGACTCGACGCCTGCGCCTCCGAGAGCCCGAGAGAGAGCAGCAGTCCCTTGAAGATCGACAGAGTGGTCCGTTCGTTGTCGGTCGGTGCGCTGGGGTCGGCAGGCAGCCGCGTCCAGTTGTTGTAGGTGCGGTCGCGCTCTCCGTCGTTCAGGATGAACTTCGTGATGATGTTCTTCGCGTCCGGGTCCTTGTTCGTGCCGACGCGAAGCTCCAGTCCCGCCACGATGAACTCGTACGTCCCCTCGGGAATCTCGAATCCGGTGTTCGCCTCGATGTCGCCGAGGTCGGCGTAGTCATCCAGAATGCCCATGTTCTCTATCTCTCTGTGTGTTGTTTCGGTTTGGGGTCAGCGAACCCGGCTGACCAGCGGGAGCTATTCGGCTGTCTTCTGAAGCAGCCATGTCAGCTGCTCTTGCGTAAGCCTCACTCGCGCATCACGTCGGGGCGCCCTCACGAGCTTCTCCTGAAGCTCACGAGCAATCCGCCGGTCGCGGTGGCTCTGAATCCACGCCTCGACGCGCTGCTCTTCCTCAGTCATCAGGGTCCTCCGGTCCATACACTTCGTCGAGGATCGCATTCAGCCAGTCTTCGTCGCTCATGCGCGGCTGGATCGTCTTGAACTGGCATTTGGCGTTGACGGTGGTCGTCGGCCACGACTGGAGCTCGCGGGTGTAGCTTGCCGAGCCGAGCTTCGATCCGACCTTGTTGGTCATTCGGGCACTTACGTTCACTGGCGCCAGCAGTTCGACGAGTGCACCGGGCCAAAGCAGCGGTGTGAACGTCGTCTGCTTCCTCGTCTCATCACCGTTCGCCTGGTCGATGCGCTGCTTCTCGTGACAGACGAGGATCACATTGAGGCTGTCGGTCTGGACGAGTGCGTCCAGCCAGCTCCGCAGCATTGCGGCTGCGGGTCCGTAGTCACGCCCTTCGATCTCGCCGAGCTGCTGCTCCGGTGCGATGCCGTTCTTCTCACGGACGTATGCCTCCAGATCGCGGTATGCGATTGCATTCACTTCGTCGACGATGACGCTCGTGAAGTCCTCGAATCCACGCTGTCTGGTGCGGAGTGCGTGCGCTACGACTGCCATGTCCCCCGGATTGCCGACGGGGATTCGGACTACGTTCTCCGCGAACTCCTCGTCCTGCAGCACACGAACCCCTTCGCGGGCGTCGCAGTAGAGGACCGGCGTCCCGCCGCTCAGGGCGTCTGCGAGCTTCGCTGCGAGCGTCGTCTTGCCGACACCGTTGGTGCCGAAGATGTTGATGACGGGTTCGCTGTTAACTACTGCTTCATTTGCGCTAGAGAGTTGCGCACGAAGGTCGTCCAGTCTGGTCATGGTTCAGTCCTTGTTGTTGGTGATGTCGTATCGTTCGGTTCGCGTGGTGAAATACGTCTTCTCAATCAGCTTGGCTTCTCGGTCGTTGCCGGCCAATTCCGCTTCGCAGAGCATCCTAAACGAGCACGACTTGCACGCGTGTTCGTTGGCTGTGCGCCACATTACGCTGTCTAGGCTAGCAGCGTCAACCTGCTTGTACTCGGCCAGTTGATAAGCCACATCGAGCTGTTGCATGAACGTGGTCTCCACACGCTGAGCGCTCGGCTTCACCTCAAGTGTCTGCAACCGGTCGGGCGCTCGATGGGACTTCGCCATCGGCCGCGTCCGCACCATGTTGTAGAGGCCGTACGCCACCTCGAATCCCATCAGCCGAAGCGCTCCGATGTACTTCGGAATCTGCGGCTGCAGCCCTGTGGCGATTCGTGTGTAGAAGTCGAAGAGGAATTTGTGGTCGACGAGGACGATGTTTCCCTGTCGGTCGTAGGCGAGCAGATCGACTGTGAAGGGGTACACCAGATCGTCGTCCACATCGAAATAGAACTTCTGCTCGGTCGCGAGAACCTGCCAGCCGTAGTTGACCAGCGGCTCATGAGGGAAATACCAATCGAACAGGATCTCCTCTAGCGCCATGTGGGCGTCGTCGTCTGCTCGCGGGTCGTACACTTCCTCGAACTTAGTTCTGGCTTGGTCGACGGCATAGTCATGAGCCTGCTTCTGTTCGGTTGGGCTGTCGCCTTCCTTGAGGACTACCTTGAGATACTCCTCGATCACAGCATGACCGATAGTTCCTCGAAGCAGCGCTCGACTGTCGTCTACCTTGCTGAGGTTACGCATGTCCTCATACCACCAGCGGCGCCGGCACTGGAGATAGTTTTCAGCTTCGCTGTGGCTAATTAGGACGCTCATCGTTCTCCCTCTGAATCGTGTGATTGGGAGGACGCAAGCTCGTTGATGAGCTGACGTCCGACGTGGATCGTGTACTGCGGCGGAATCGCCTCACGCAGGCCGTCGCGGTTTGCCCACGGCATCTCCATGACGTCTCGCGCTCGCGCGACACCCGAGAAGTTGCCGACGATGTGCATATACTCGTCCTCGCGCGTAGGACGGCCCATCTTGGTTGTCTTGTGCCTGTGCGCGGGATGCTCCGGGACGGACAGGCCCCAGTTCGTCTCGAACAGCCGGTGCCGGTACGTCCACAGGTCGAACATCTCGCCGCACAGCTCGACCGGATCAACGAGCGGCGCGCCGGGGACGTTCTCGATGACGTAGGGCAGGCGGGTCTCGATCAGCAGCTCGCGCGTCGGGTCGATCAGCTCCGGGTGCGTGTTTCCCTGGATCTTCTGCGCCAGCGTGTGTGCCTGACACGGCGGAGAGGCGTGGATGGCATCGAAGTCCTCAAGCAGCCCGAACGCGGTCATGCCATTGGGTCTCGTGAATTCCAGCCACGAACCGCCCAGAAGGCGGTGCAGCGCCTCCAGCGCATCCATCTGCAGGAACGGGAACGGGTAGCGGGGCTGTAGATCGATGTCCACCCCGTACACGTCGAACCCGGCACGGTTGTACCCCATCGACGCGCCGCCCTGGCAGCAGTACAGATCGAGCAGTTTCGGGCGGCTCATCGTCCTGCCTCCGAACCGTGTGATCTGCGGTCCTCGGTACGCTCGGAAAGCCCATGACGCTTCCGCATAGTGCTCGCGACCCACGCCCTGCTCTGCGTGCCGTGGCCGAAGTACAGCGACTCGAACTCATCTATAACCTCAGCCGCCACCTGCGCCTTCACCTCGGCCAAGACCGAAGACGGGTCATCATCGAAGATGTTGAGCATGTTCTTAGCGACGATGTACGCACCCGCGTCGACCGCCCGCGCTGCCTCGGTTTTCGCGGGGAAGTCACGTGGATAGTCAATCGTCTTCCGGGCATACTCGCGCACCTTGTCGAGCTTCGCGGCGAGAGCGTCACACTCAGCTTCGGCCTTCTCGGCACGAGCGATCAGCTCTCGAATTGCCTCAGCGGCATCGGACCTATAGCCGGAAGTCCAGATGTTTTCGAGGGACGCGATCAGCTTTGCGTAGTCGGTCACTTGCCCATTCCCTCGATGAAGTCGGCCACGGCGTAGGCGACGGAATCCGCGTCAACCGCGCCCGTCGTCAGCTCGGGAGGCGCGGTGAACGATTCACGCACCTTGCGTGCGATCTGCGCCGCAGTCATGGCGGCATTTGTTGCGGCCTGCACGCGAGCCTCCGCCTCAGCGCGCACCTCGGCGTCGTGAGCAGCCAGCCAGTCATCCACAACGGCGCTGACGGCCTTGCTGATCAGCGGCCCAAGATCACGACCCAGGATGTGCGGCTGAACTGCACGTGGGTAATTCGCGGCGTTGACCAGCACCGCCCCCAGCTTCGACCTCAGAGCATCCTCCTCGGTGCTCGGCGTGTACGGCTCAGACATGGTGCACCTCCTCGGCGAGGCTGTCGATGACGGACAGGGCGACCTCGAACCCCTGCATGTACACGGACATGCCCGGATCCTCGTTGCCGTCCGGTCGAAGCTCCGCACCATACGGCGGAGCAGCAGCGAGGACGGCTGCTCGAACCTCTTTGAGCGTCTGCGCCCGGACGTAGGCGGCGATGACCGGGGCAGCCGTCCTGATGTCGAACGCTGCGGTCACCTCAGCGCCAGCACGCACGGCCTGATCCGTGAAGCCGATGCTTCTCACCGCTTCTTCGATGACTTCGGGCGGCAGATCAACGGACATCAGGAGACTCCTTCACGAACTCGTACTTGCGGAGGAAGTTGGGGTACTCGATCCAACAGACGCGAGTGGATCGGAATGTCATGTACTGGAGACCGAATCTCTGCGTAGGTATTGTCTCGACAGTCACTTCCTTGCCGTCGCTCCTGCGTCGCCACACCTGACCGACACGGACCTGCGGATCAGACATCAGATGCTTCCTCGTGCTTGCTGTACGGGTTGGCGTCGACCCACCTGTGGGGCATCTCGGCAGGTTTCGTGTCCCGCGCCCAGCACCTGCCCCCTTCCCACGCTTCCTCCCGGTTCTTCCGGTCACGCTCGGCGAGCGCCTCATCGGGGGCGGAGGCGATGATGCCGAGAACCTCCTCCGGCCCGAACCATGGGCCGGCATCCCCATCCGCCGCTTCCGCAAGCATGTGCACCCGCTCGATCACCGCGGCCAGGGCGTCGCGGTCGGCTCGAACGAACTCGTAGTCCTGCGTTAGCGCGTTCAGCCAGTCCTCGTCCACCGGGACCGTGTCCGGTGATAGGTACAGGGCGCGCTCCTTGCGGAGACAGTTGAGAGCATCAACGGCGCCATCGATGATCCGAACGGCATCTGCTTCGGTGAAGTGATCATCCGGCGTCGCCGGGTCGACCAGGGCGCGCAGCTCCTTCGTGAGTGCTTCGTAGTCGGGGCGCATCTTGTTGTAGTCAGTCATCGTCGGATCTTCCTTAGTTCAGTGTCCAGTGAAATAGGGTAGGCGTTTCGTTCAGTAGGTCGAAGGGTCCAGTAAGCCTCGGAAGCAGCAAGTTCTTCTTCTGTGGCCTCAGTAACGGGATCGTGCAGGTAGCCACCCTCCATAGGCCACCATGGTTCGTCTGCAGGGGGTCGTACTTTGCCATACGCCTCGTCATTCAGAGAATGCCAGCGGTGGTGGCATTCTGCACAGATGCGATGCAGGTTGACCATCGGGGTGTTGTCAAGCGTTGACTTGTTCGGACCGTGGTGTCGGTCGCCTTGCATGAACTCGACGTCTTCGACGCCCTTCTCTACCAGCCGGTTTCCGCGACACCCTACGATGGGCTGAACGCCTCCTCCGGCATTACGCAGACCGGCCCACTCACACAGCATCCCGGGGAAGATCGGAGCTACCGTAGCGGCTCGTTTACGGCCGGCAGACGTCTTGTCCTTGATCTCGTTGAGGGATTTCTGCGGGCGGCCAACAAGACCGTAGCTTTCGGTTTCTCCACTTGTGTTTGTTTCGGCTAGCTGAATAGTGCAGCAGCATTCCAGTGCTCCATCTTCGGTCTCGTGAGGGTGGCTGCACTCGTCGTGATAGCCGGTGGCGCACGCGAAGCATGCGGATAGCTCGGTCATGCCACCTCACCCGACTTCATCTTCTCGGTGAGGTCTCGTGCCATCTGGCCGAAGTCCTCGCGGTACTCGCCCTCGAACAGCTGCAACTGCTTCTCCTTATGCGCAATGATGCCGGCCATCCAGGTGTCGATGGTCGCACGAAGGCGCCACACATAGACGTCACTGTCGCGGACCTGACCGATTCGGTTGGTGCGTGCGTATGCCTGGTCGCGCTTCCCGGGATTCCACTCCTCGTCGAGGATGTGGGTCACGTTCGCTCCTGTGAGGTTCAGTCCTGTGCCGCCGGTGCGGTAGTTCGCTAGCACAACATCCCATCGAGGGTGTTCGACACCGGCTGCGAAGTCATCGCGAATCGCCTGCCGTGTCGTCTTGCTGGTGTCGCCATCGAGGCGCACAGCTCGGATGCCGCGTTGGTGCATACGTCGCTCCATCTCTACGAGTGCACTCTTGAACTGGCTGAAGATGATCTGCCGGCGCCCTTCTGCCTGAAGCACTTCGACAGCGTCGAGGATCTCATCGAGTTTCTGGCTCTCTTGAATTTCTGTGCTGACATCGAGGATGACGTTTCCGAGGCCGTCCTCGATACGGATGCCACCGGGCCACACGTTCGCTTGGCGCTTGCGCGTGATGATGGACAGCAGATGCATGAGGGTCGCACTCTGGCCGGATTCCAGCATGATCGTCGCAGCCTTCGAGACCTGCTGGATGACGCGGTACTGCTTCGGGTACGTCTGACGGTCTAGGTCCATTGCCATGATGTGCACCCGCTGTTCGGGCAGTGTGATGCCTGCATCCTCACGGCTGCGTGCGATGTAGAACGGTGCCATGAGTTCGCGGATTCGGGCAGCGCCGCCCTTGAGGAAGACGCGCTTGCCGGTGAAATCGGTGATGGTGTAGTTCTGCTCGAACTGCTTCTTCTCGGGGAACATCAGCGGGTCGATCAGGTGCAGCATCGGGTAAAGGTCGGTAGGTGTGTTGAGGATCGGTGTACCTGTCATGAACAGGACGTTCTGCACGCTTCGTGTGTTCTGCCAGTAAGCCCAGCGTCCGTCGGTGTTCTTACGCGGTTGTGTTCGGTCCCAGCCGCAGCCGGGACAGTGTGCCGGCTTGCGTCGTGACTCTCCTGGCACTTTCGGCATGAGCAGTCCGAACATCGCTGTGCCGCATTTTGGGCACTTGTTGTCGAGCGTGATCAGCGCGCTGACGTAGTCGTAGTTGCTTGTCCTCGTCGACTTGATGTTGTGTGCCTCGTCGACGATCACGGTGTCAGGCTGCCAGCGCACCATCGATTCGAGGAGCGCGTGGTCTTTGCGCCAGATCTCATAGTTCACGAGGATGACGGCTTCACGCTTGAGCCATACCTCGCGCATGATCTCAGCGCGAGCTTGCGGCCGCTTCTTCGCGAGGACGTAGGCTGTGCGGTGTGGTGCCCATCGCATCACCTCGCCGGCGAACTGCTCGACTACTCCGGCTTCGCAGACGATGACGACTTTCTTGGCGCCGATGAGGTCAAGCCACATGATGCTCGTGAGCGTCTTGCCGAGTCCCATCTCGTCGCCGAGAATCCAGCGTGGGCTGGCTGTGCCGAACAGCGCACCGGACCACTGGTGGTCCATGGCGTCGTCGTACCACACCAGTCCTGCGCTGGCTTCTCGGTAGAGCTTCTCGAACTCGGCGGCTTCGTCGAGTTCAAGCTCAGTGGTCGCGGTCAAAGGGGTCGCCGATCTTGGTGATGTTGCGTTGTGCCTGGATGCTGCGCTTGTTTGCTCGGTGGGCGCTGACGCGCTCCACCACCGCCGCGACGACGAGCACCACGAGGATGATCGCCGCCACGACGGGTAGGAACAGCTGGTCGAATCGCATGATGCCTACTCGGTCGTCCGAGCCTTGCGGATAGCGAGGGCGACGGTCTTGCCAAAGTAGGCCTGTCCGTCTTCGCCAAGTGCTTCGAGGACGGCCGCGGAGTTCGGCTCCAGCTGGTACAGGTCGCCGAAGTCGTCGGCCGGAAAGTCGCGCTGGAAGAGAACCTTGTTCAGCGTGCCTCGCTTCTCGGTGAGATCCAGCTCGTAGTTCTCGCCGTCGTGTTCCAGAGCGTACTTCCCGGGCTTGAACTGCTTCTTGGCTCGGTCTTTGAGTTCGGTCAGTTCAGCAGTGGATGCCTTGATCTGCTCGTCCAGTTCGGCCATGCGCGCGATGTCGCTTGCCGTGAGGTCGGGCTTCTTCGTGTCGTTGCGGGCCACGATATGTCCAATCGGTCGGTGTGCGGGCGACCATCCGGTCAAACTCCCGCGAGGGTTTTTTACTTTAGGCTAGCACGTTATTCGGCGTTGTCGATGAAGTTCCGCCAATCCGGTAGCTCGGCTATCTCGGAAGCTCGGAGAGCCACGCTCGCCAACTGGCCGGCGCATGCCGCCAGTTCGTCGGCGTAGCGCTGCAGGTCTTCGATGGAGTCCATCTGAGGATCGATCTGCTGCAGGTCCAATGTGATCGCGGCGAGCTTCCGCGGCTGCTTGTGCGCGAGGATCGCGTCGAGTGCTGCCTGCGGTCCGTACTGCTTGACGGCGATACGCCGCTCGGCGCTTGTCACGCTGGGGATGTCGTCGCCGAGGTAGACGTCCCAGCCTCGCGGCTGTTCGTCGCCGAGATAGAAGCGTCGCGGCCGCACACCCGGAATCTCGTGGATCTCGTTGTCCTGTTCGACGGCGAGATAGATCGTCGCCAATGCCAAGCCTGTGCGCTCATGCAGCATCTTCGGCGTGTAGGCACGCGCCGGCTTCATGGCGTCGTGCAGCTTGCGCCGCGTCGACTTACGCATGCGTTTCACCACTTGCGAACGTCACGCTGACGCGCTGCTCGGGTACGTCGATGTAGATGTCACCGTTGACGCTCACCCGAACGGATGCCTCGACGCCAAGAGCGTTCAGCACGTCGACCACTTCCTGTGGCTTAGTCACGGTGTGCACGGCTTCGGGCAGCTCGGATAGGATCTCGCTTTCCGCTGCGTTGTACGCCTCGATGCTTGCAGCTTCGATGAATGACATGAAGTTTGCGAGTGGCAGATCGGCGATACGTGCCTGACTTCGTGACAGTTCACGAAGTGCGGTTCGGATGATGTCCGATTTGGTCTGCTCGGTGATGGGCATTTAGGCGCCTCTTTCGATTTCGGAGGCAGCGATGATGAAGTCGCTGCCATAGGGGAGAAAAGTCTGGATGCGTTTCGCCTGACGGCGTCCGGCAAGCCACAGTCTGTAAGCCTTTCGCGAGTCGGTCTCGTAACCCATATCGATGGCGAAGTCCTGGAAGCTGTCATATTCCCGCAGGTCTTTTGCCTCAGCAAGAACGGAGATGAAGACATCGAAGGGCTTGACTGTGTATTTCAGAATGCCAGTACCGGTTTTGTAGGCGACACGGATGTTCTGCCCGTCGTCTCTGGTCATCGTCAGCTGCCAGAGCGTGTGGTCCCAGCCTTCGTCGTCGGTCTCATAGAGACCGTCTCCGTTGCAACTCAGGAGCAGTCGGATGCTGGCATCCGGCGTGATGTCGCTGTCTACTTCGTTTTGCAACTCGTCGAGAGTTGCTGCGGATTCGATATAGACGCCGTCCATTTCTCGGATGAGGTGGGCGGTGTCGCGGAATCTAATGCGGGTATCCATGGATTTGTGTCCTTTCTTGCTTAGTTAGTAAACGTCGCCAGCTTGCTTAGCACGTCGGGCCTTCTCGCTCAGGAAGACAAGGATGTGGCGGGCCGTTTCGTGCGTTTCGTCGAACGGCGTGAGATCAGCGACGCGCCGACCGATCCAGTTGGGCCCATGTTCGGTGTCGGAGAGCGACTCGAAAGCATCCCGGTACTCGTCCGGCTCGCCCTCGGGGGCGAATTTGGACTCAGGTATCGCCCATCTTTCCTCTGCTACGTGCGCCTCGTCAGCAATTGCGGCGCGCACGCGGTCGATCCACTCGGACCGCTCCTCACCGTTCAGCGTTTCCCAGACCTCGCTGTCGAATTCGGCTGTGAAGGAGTATCGATTACTCGTCTTGCTCATCGCGTCAGGCCCCTGTTCTGCGCGGCCTTCCTCTTGTGCCTCCCGCTGCGCCTCGCGGGCGGCGGCGACTGCGGCGTCGTACGCGATGCGGCGGGTGTGCTCGCTGAGGGTTCGGCCGGCGACGTACGCCGTCCCGGCGACGTCCTGGGCGATCTGCTCTGGCGTTCTCATCGGGATGCCACCACATCTCCGTGCGTGTTCACGAGCTGTGCGGGTCCACGGCGCCCGTACTTGTCGAGCCGGTAGTAGGCCTCGTTCTCGTTGTCATAGGCACGCGAGAACGTCAGGATGCCGTCACGGTCGAATGCCTGCAGGATCAGCGCGTTTTCATTCATCGTGCGGCCGCTCAGCCGGCCGGCTGCCGTCACCTCGAAGACGTGCAGCTTGTCGCGATACTCCGGGTTGGTGATCGCGTAGTTCAGCATGGAGTTGTCGCTGATCCGGTAGCTGTGGGTCCAGCGTGACCATTCATTGGCGAGGTCGACGATGTGGATCGGGTTTCCGTAGACCGTCGAGCCGATGACTCGGGTGTGGTCGATGGTGCCGATCACCCATTCCTTGAAGCTCTGTCCGTAGTCCATGGTTCGTGTCCTTTTCTCTGGCGGGGTGTTTGAAACTTTCTAAAACCAACTGTAGCACCGGATCGACAGAATCCGGAATGTTTTTCAAAAACACTTTCTGGACGTTTTCCGGATTTTGGGGTTTTGCCCTAGAAAACACTGGGGAGTAGGGCATGGCCGCAATTCAAAAAAAACTTCTGGCGATAGGCTCAGCGGAGTCCCCCGGAGCAGAGCCTATGGGGCTGCGGTCCTCGCGGGTGCTGCGGTCCTCGCCCCCCGGCTCAGCGGTCTTGTATAGTTTCATACATGAGTGTGAAGCCGAGCGAGCAGGTGCGGAAGAGTCGCGAGCGTGTGCAGGCTGTGCAGCAACTGACGTCGGAGAGTCGGACTGCTGTGTCTGCTGTCGGGAGTGTGGTGGTGCTGGTGTATGAAAACGACAATCTGGAGCTTTCACAAGTGTTCGTAGATGGCGTCGTTTACAACGTCACGCCGGCACAGCCTGTCAACTGATTTCGCGCACGGATTTCGCTTGTGTCTGTTCCATACATGTTTGATTCATTCTATGCATGAAACATACGTCTGCCGTTGACGCCGCCGCATTCAGGCACTTGATTCCATGCATGCTCGCGTGTGCATGAAAAATACCCCCGACCATTTCGGCCGAGGGTATTTTTCATGCAGCTGTCCTCACTTGATGCGGACGCCGCCACGGATCACGCCGAAACCGTAGTATCCGATTCCCGACTTGACGAGCTGGCCTCGGCCGCCTTCAGCGCGGAACCTGCTGGCGTAGGTGATGCCCTTCAACTTGTTCTGGAACGTGTGCACCGTGCGCAGCTGATAGGCCCTCCATGCGTTCGCGCTCGGGTTTGCGGCGCGAGCGACGTTGTAGCTCGGCTCGCGGAGCCGCTCCCAGAGCGTGCCGCGCTGTGAGTTGAGCTTGAGGAATTCGGCCAGGGCGATGGTACGCCGGTCGGCGTCGGCGATGAGCACGCCGTCCTTGCGCGTGATGATCGGATCGGAGATGAGCTTCGCGGTCATTGCTCTGTGTCCTTTCGGTTCAGGTCGCCGTGGTTGGCGACACGTCAAAGCTCTCATGGCAGATGCCGGCGACAAAGTCGACGTCGGATTCGACCACTTGTTTCCGTGCGAATGAGACGACGACAGGCTGAAGCCTGCCGCCGTTCGGTTTACTTGTTCGCTGGTTGCTCCACAATGGGATGGCCGGCATTGGGTCCGTGGAACATGACGTTGTGGAACGTGACAGCCGGTGCGCTGGGAAGGCGGTTGCCGTAGGTGTGGCCGCACAGGCGGCACTGAAAGACAGTCATGATCAGTTCTCCTTCCGCACGCCGCTACGCACGTTTTCAGTGATGGAACACGAGGCGCACAGATCGCGGTCAGCGTCCGTGTCTGCCCACCAACCGAGCTGCCTCGTGACATGACGTCCGCCCTTGTGCGTGCGTCCGCATCCGTTGCAGATGGTCACGTCTTTCTGCCGGTTGTACATCGCGGCGGTCCTTTCCGTGCCGGCGTTTCCGGCGACATGACCACAATGTCTCGTGTCTCCGCGATGTTGTATCGGGCCGTAGAGAAAATAGCTTGATGGCTCTTTGCTCCCCCCTTTCCCTCATTTTCTTGCTAGCCTAGCCATCCTGTCCCCGAAACCTGTGCTAGCCTAACCACCATGACAGAGATCGAGACACGATTCGCTACTGCTGCCCGCGACAAGCTACCCACCGAAAGCCAGAAGCACGCTGCCAAGGAATTGAGAAAGCGTGTCCTGGATCTGGCCTACGAGATCGACTTCGCCGTGCCTGACGGTAGATGGAAATCACTGGCCCTGACTGCACTGGAGGAGACTCTGATGTGGGCGAACAAGGCGATCTTCAACCAGGATGCCGTCGACCGAGAGAACCGGATGAAGTTGCAGAACCAGTACGGCTCTGCAACTTCCGGAGTTGACAGGAGCGGATCGTAATGGACACGACATTCACCCCGTCAACAGACCAGGACCGTCAGTTCTTCTCGTGGTTGGGCGCGAACATCAACGGCTTCGTTGCTCTGTCTGAGCTCCTCGACGAAGACGCCGCACTCCGGGAAGAGGACATGAAGTACCTTGAACCCGAGGGGGGATTCGACTACCAACTCCACGACCACGCTGCAGGACTGGTCGTACAGATCATCACTGATCTCGCAAAGCGGTTGTACACCCTGAGCCATGAAGACGAGATTGCGGCGGAGAGTGCTGACCCGCTCGACGAGCTGGTGAGCCTTCTCAGTGGCAAGGATAGGGTGGACTACCGCTGGATTCCTGATGGTCAGTACACCGGTCTCGAACATGATGTCGAGACAAACGCTATTGAGCTGCTGAAGACGCTGAGCTTTGCTGAGATCACTGACATGCTGAAGCGCATCGCCGACCGCGAAAAGGCTATCAGCTATGCAACTCTGGCGTACGGAGACGTCAGGGCGATCATCAAGGGAGTCCTCTCATGAGGCTCAAGCGTGATACCGCTCTCGGCACCGAATACGGTGAGGGTTTCTTCTATGACCCGACCGCCGACAGCAATGCCGATGTCGACCTGATCAAGTTCGTGAGCTGGCATTCTAACGACAGCTCTTCGACGAACCTCACGCATATCTCGAAGAACGGCATCCGCCTGAACATAGGCGGTTCGGTCAGGGTGACGTTTGCTGCTCCTGCATGGGTCGTCTATTCGACAACTAGGGACACTTGGTACACCTATCTCACGCATGTCGGCATCACACCGCCTGGTTGGAAGTGGACCTCCGACGAGGACTCTTCCGAGGAGGCCGCAGATGTGTCAGATAGCTCGAAGGTCATCACCGACCTCATGCACATCACAGAAGCCCCGGACGAAGGTACTGCGCTTGACCTTGTCCTGAAGATGCCAGTGGACCAGGTGCGAAGCGTTCTCGGCACCGTCGACTGGCTTGGACGTGTTGCACGGCGCATCCGTATCGAGCTTGAGACACTGTGATGAACGCGAACGAGCGCAAAGCGTGGAAAGAGGGCTGGGACGCCGGGCGCAACAGCTTTCAGGACGCAAGCAACCAGCACTACAGTTCCATTCTGACCGGGCTTTCCTTCGGGGTTGGCGTGGTCATCGGGGTCGTCATCGGACTGACCTTTCACTGAGCAAGGAGAAGAACATGAGCACGAAGGACGAGCTGATCGCCGAGGCGAAGGACAAGAACGTCGAGATCGACAGCCATGACACCAAGGCGGAGATCCAGCAGAAGCTCGACGAGGCGGACGCCTCCGGCAAGCCGGCTGCGCAGACGGACCTGGGTGACCTGGCTCCGAGCCCGGTGGCTGCACCGGACCACGTCGAGGTGGCGCCGAAGGCGGACGGCCCGGTGCACGTCACCAGCGAGCACTACTACGCCACCGAGCGCAGCCAGTACGGGCTGCCGGTGGTGGACATCGCGAAGACCGGATGGGTGGGGCCGGCCAACCTCACCATTCCCGCCGACCACCTCGACGAGATCATCGGCGTGCTGAAGGACTACCAGAAGGCCATCTCCTGAGCATGACGATGAACCCCTACCGGCGGCTCCTGGAACTGTGCGGCATCACGCAGCGCGCGTTCGCGGAGTACGCCTCGCTCAGTCCCTCGACCGTGACCGGCCTCATCTCCGGCCAGTACCCCGAACTCAGCGACCATATGGTGCTGTCCCTCGGAAGACTGTGCCACGAGAAGCAGGTCGACGCGGCCGAGGTGCTGAGCACCGAGTACGGCATCCCGAAGCTGCGGCCGGCGTACAAGGCATGGTGCAAGGCCGACCGCCTCGCCCACGCTGAGAGCTATGCCATCAAGCTGCCGACCGGGCGTACCGGTTACGGGCTGTCCCCGTTGCACAACTACATCAAGGCGACGGCGGGCAGCCAGCAGGCGATGTGCAAGGAACTTCACATCGGCAAGGGGCCGCTGTTCAACTACCTCACCGGGCGACAGAAGACGATGCCGAACGAGATCCGTGAGGCACTGCTGCAGGTCGGCGGACCGGTTGAGGAGATCGAGAAGAAGCAAGCAGCTTGGCAGGTGAAGTACGCTGGCTGACATGCCTGCAGACTTCGAGATCGAGAGCCCCGGCTCGGTGAGCGTTCGCACGCCAGGCCGGGGCTTCTCCCGTTTCGCCACGCCAAAAGGCATCGATGACCTGACGTTCCGCAACGCTCTCGCGACGGTGCAGATCCTCTACAACGAACTCGGCCGGTTCCCTGACATCGACGAGCTGGAAGAGCGCTGGCCGGACATCCCCGGTTCGACCTGGGGAAAGATCCTCGTCACCGATGAGGCGATTGCCGCACTGGAGGCTCGTGGCATCGCATTCGAGCCGAAGCAAGCGCTGAGCTATGAGCAGCAGCAGGCGCTTCTGCTGCTCACGGACCCGACCGACCGCAGGCCTACCGGCGCCAAGCTGAAGCAGGTCGGTGTTCCGTACTCCCGCTATCAGGGCTGGATGCGGCAGCCGCTGTTCGCCGACGCCATGCTGAAGATGAGCGAGAACAATCTTCGTGATGCAGTGCCGATGCTGCTGAACAAGGTTGTGACCGAAGCGGAGAACGGCAAGATCGAGGCGATCAAGCTGGGCTTGGCAATGAGCGGCCGATACGACCCGAACGCCCAGCAGGTGCAGGACGCCCGACAGGTGGTCTTCGCTGTGGTCGAGGCGGTGGCGCGGCACGTTGCCGATCCGGGTGTCCGTGCCGCTATCATGGCGGATGTCGAGGCGGCAGCCATCGGCTTCACTTTGAACAACCCGCGAGCACTGGAGGCCTGATGGGCGCGTCCACGCCACAGCTGCAGCTTTACAAGCCGGGCGGCGGTTCGACAGGCGCCTACACGCCCGACGAGACAGCCGACATCGACCAGATCAACGCCAACATGGACAAGGTCGACGCCTTTGCGGTGAGCACCCTCGCAAGCATTTCCAGCATCAATACCAAGAACGGCTCTCAGGACACGCTCATCGCAGGTCTGCGAACCGATGTCGGCACGGTGTCTGGTGGCAGCCTTCAGTCTCAAGTCACCACGGCGCAGGCAGCAGCTGCATCTGCTCAGACCACAGCCGGCCAGGCGAACACGACAGCGGGGCAAGCGAACACCAAGGCGCAGCAGGCCCTCGACGCCACACAGGACTTCTCGGACATCACCGCCGACGTCCAGAAGTACTACTTCGGTGCCATCAAGCGTGACACGGATGGAGACGGCCCTGCTGGCCGTCCCTCCGTTACCGGACCTGACGAGACCAGCTATTACGAAGATTCGTTCGGCTTTGCTGAGAGCTATCAGCAGACTATTTCTGGAAATGCAGAGTGGGTCCCCGTTACGGGCTCGATGCCGACCGCGGTAATGGTCCGTACCTCGGACAGCCTCAGTGTTGGAAACAGCCTTGCCCTTATTGGTGGAAGTTCTCATTGGAGTCCTGGAGTAGCAATCGGCAACGCCCCTGAGGGCGGCTCGACGTCATTTGGCGACGGAGAGACAGGAATCAGCGGCGCCGTCGACTCCAACGGCCAGTGGTACCTGGAAGCAGACGTTTCTGGTATCTGGCTTCTCAGCTGGACGCTGACACCGGCTGCAGGCTCGGGCGGTTATGCCGGCCTGACGACGGCTGCGACCGCTGATGGAATTGACCCGACGAACTTGCTTGCCGGTGCTTCGTGGGCTGCCGCAGCGATTGCGCTTCCTGTCTCTGGCTGTGCCATCGTTCCGCTCTCGAAGGGGACGCGCATCCGTTTTGCTGCCCGAACCGTCTCCGGCACTGCTGCTGTTCCGGGGTTTTCCTCGACGAATTACAGCCAGAGCTGGGGCATGAACTTCCTCGCGGGTTAGGCTGACGCTATGACCACCACGAAGCCGCACGTCCTCATCGGCGTGACTCCTGTCGCACCAGGTACTGCCTATTGGCTGCTTCAAGCCGCCGCTGAGTTCAAGGAGAAGACCGGTTACGACATCGAGATGTCGACTGCGGTCACCTTCCAGGGTAAGAGCTATCCGCTCGGCGGTCTTCGTACCAAGGCGGACCAGACGCTGCTCTACAACGCATACCTCGCAGGCACCTATCCATATCTGGTGGGATCTCCGACCGACCCGACAGTGAGCCGCCACCTCGATTCGGTGGGCGCAGCCGTGGATGTGCAGGACAACGGCCCCACCCCAGGCATCGATACCATCGGGTCTGACCGCCACAACCTGTGGACGGGCATCGCGAAGAAGTATGGCTTCGCTTGGACGGGCAACACCTTCAGCCCGAAAGAGTCTTGGCATTACGAACTCATCGGCCACGACCCGTGGACCGTTCCCGTAGAGGCTTCTCTGCCTACTACGCTCAGCACTGACGAGGAGGATTACATGAACGAGACCCTGGTGCTCATCTCGACGCCCACCAACCTCCAGACGGGGGCGACGCAGACCACCTACTACATCATAGACGTGCGCAACCACACCTACTACCGAGTGACTAACACCACGCAGCTCGCTTTCCTGAAGGCCATCGGCTACAAGGCTCGTGAGAACCAGGCACCTCAGATCCTCGACGGCTTCAAGGCGGTGGACTGACATGAAGAAGTACCTCGCTGCCCTTGGCCACATCGCCCTGGCCTCGCTCACTGCCCTCGTCGCAGTCCTGGACAAGCCGGTCACATGGTCGGTTGCCTTGCAGCTCGCCATCGTGGTCGTCGGGTCCATCGCGACGTACCTCGTTCCCGTTGCAAGCGGGAAGTGGGCTGGCGCCTTCAAGACCGGTGTCGGCGTCCTCGCTGCCGTTCTCGCTGCTCTCGTGCCCTACGTCACCACCGGTGGCATCTCGGCACAGAACCTTCTCGTCGTGGCCGGCGCCATCCTGGCAGCCCTGTCGAGCGAGATCGGCGTCAACGTCCGCAAGGATCTCGCCCTGGCGGCGTAAGTGGCTCGACAGCCTCAGCGCCACTATGGCGATATCGCAGGGGTAAGTTCCGGAAAGCCGGTAGACAGCGCCGGAACTGCCCCTGCGAGTGCGGCCGAGGTGTCTGCATTCCACCGTAAAAGCGACGTCGATTCCTCAAGCCTGTCCCAGCATCACACTCTGGGTTCGAGTGCGCTTCAGGCAAGCCCTGGCGACCACACTCATGACGGTGTCACTTCGGCGATGGTGAGCTTTCTCTCGGCAGATGGAAAAACGCCCTTGCTTAGCGCAGGCCTTTACTCTGGTGGACCGCCTCCAGCTCCCCCGAAACTCACTCTAAGCAACGATTTCCTTGTCAATAACGGAATGACAGGAAATGCATTTCCTGATGCAACCGGAGACCTGACCGACTTTGCCCATAAACTGCTTGCTCTCGACAGTGATGGGGATATACGGTTCCTTGTTGACCAGATTCGCGAATCGTACGTCGCTGGGATGGGTTCAGTTGACGGATCGAATTACCTTCGCTGGGATGCAACGAAGTTCGAGTTCGATGCGGCGTACTTCAGTCATGTTCAAGTCGGTACAGCGGCTGATCCGAATGGAGCAACGCGGCTTCTTGGAATGACAAACACCGGCGAGGTCGTCACTGAGGGGGGCACACTAAGCTCTGGCTACGTCCAGATGGCATCTGGTTCTTTCACGCAGGCGGTTACTGCGAATACTGCGTACACCTTGGGCATCACCTATCCCAGTGGTCGATTCCGTTCAACGCCGCAGGTGAAGTTCTGGTATGACGGCAGCACAAATCAGGCTAGTTCTATAGGTCGAAACTCCCTCGATGCCACGAGCGGCCAGACAACAACAGGCTTTACTGCCTTGTTCTATCCGAACTTCTCGGGGATTTATCAAGGCAGATGGATAGCGGTAGGGAACTAGGGCAGATGAGTGACACGACAGAGCTTCAATGGGTAACCGTCACCTGTCACACAGACGGTTGTCCTAACGACAACCTTCCGGTTATTCGCGGAGAGGCTATGGCGTACCTCTGTGCCGGCTGCAACACACAGACCACGGATGTCGTCTCCGGGGCACAGCAGCCGGAGGACTACACCAGTCCGGTGAACATCGAGGTGGCAGATGGCACGAACTGAGACGATCAGCCGTGAGAGCCTATTCGAAGCAGCCATCGGCGAGCTTCGCGCCTCGATCACCAAGCCGAACCTCACAGCGTTCAAGGCCTACCCGAAACAGCAGGAGATCCTCGACTGCCAGCTTCCAGGTCGCTATGTCACAGGCGGAAACCGGGCAGGTAAGACCACTATCGAGGTGGTCGACGCGCTTTACACCGCGACTGACACTCACCCCTTCCGCCCGCGGCCGCAGTCCTGGGGGCACGGCGCCGTGAAGATCCGGTTCGTCGTCGTCGACATCATCAAGGGCGTCTACGAGATCATCCTCCCTGAACTGAAGCGGTGGTGTCCGAAGAGCGCACTCATCGACGGCGACTGGAGCAAGTCCTGGGACGACAAGATGCTCAAGCTGACTCTGAAGAATGGTTCGACGATCAGCTTCGTGACTCATGGAATGGACCTCGACAAGCATGGTGGTGTGTCGCTTCATGCCGTCTACTTCGATGAGGAGCCCCCGCAGGACATCTTCAACGAGAACATGATGCGTCTGATCGAGTACGACGGTTTCTGGCTTGTCGCGGCCACGGCGGTCGGCGGCATCACCTGGACCTTCGATCACATCATCGAGAAGGTGCGTGAGCATCTCGATGGCATGGATGAGCACACCGCAGTCTTTGAGTTGAGTCAGTACGACAACCCGCACCTCGCCGGAGATCGCGACAGCCGGAACCGCTTCTTCATCGGCATGAGCAACGAGGATCGTGAGATCCGTGAAGAGGGCAAGGTCGTGGCTCGCTCGGGCCCTGTCTTCCCGCTGTTCACGACGAATCCGAACCTCTTCATCCTCGACGAGCACAGAATGCCGCCCCGTGGCTCGACCATCTACTCCAGCGTGGATTTCGGCTGGTCGAACGCAACGGCATGGCTGTGGCACGCTGTGCTGCCCGACGGGCGCCTCTACACGTTTGCCGAGCACTATGCGAGCAAGATGACGGTTCCCGAGCACGCTGCAGTAGTCCTTGCACGCGAAGCTCGATGGGGATTCTCTCCTATGGTCCGTGTCGGAGACCCTGCCGGCAAGCAGAACTACGGCACCACAGGAACTAGCTACATCACTGAGTATGCCGTTCGCGGTGTGTACATCAGCGTCGAGAACATCCCGCACGATGTCGGCATCGGGATCGAGAAGATGCAGCAGTACCTTCGGCCCCGAGAGGACTCTCCTTGGGGAAAGGGAATGCCTACCTGGCGTGTCAGTCCGAACTGCGCAAACCTCATCCGTGAGATGAAGAAGCTCCGCTTCGCTCAGGCTGAGAGCCAGAAGGTCGCATATCGCTCGAATCCGAAGGAGGAAATCCACAAGAAGGATGACCACTCCCCCGATTCGCTTCGGTATTTCATGACCCAAATGCCTGATCTGCCAGGGTTTACCATGGACGAGGCCAGGCAGGCTCACGAAAACCGGATTCCGAAGACTATTCCCTTCGACGAGATGCTTGCTAGGCTGGCAGATGACCCAGATGTCGAGTTCGTCTACGACGATGTCCAGACTGCCGATTGGGAACAAGGAGACCTGTTCTATGAATGATTCGCCGTACCGTCTTGTGGAGACGGCCGTAGCCCATCCCGGTGTGGACTTCATCACCTGGGGCGACAAGGGACCGTTCATCGACACGGGGAAGACCTTCGACCGCCTCGATTCGCGGTACATGGGCGATCCGCTGAACCCGCAGCGCGGTGTTCGCATCTACCTCGCCCTGAGCACCGTTCGTGAGATGGCCGAGCAGGCTGGCCTGTTCGAGCAGACCGCAGCAGCAGAGCACGAAGCCGCGGTGAACCAGGCGTACAACAAGGGTTACGACGACGCAGTGAAGGAGAACATCGGTGGACACCTCGTGGAGCTTCTGGGTGCTCTTGGCCCTCTGCGCGATTGGCTGGTCTCTCTCGCTGGCACTGACGGCGATTCTCCTGTGGCTGAGCCTGAGCGTGTGGCCCCGCCGTCTCTCGATGACATCCGACAGGCTTTCCGCGCGGAACTCGAAGACGCTCTCGGAGTCACTGAAGACGAACTCGGCGCTTCTGGACAAGGCGATGTCGCTCCTGTCGACCAGGGACCCCATGGTGTTCCAGGCATTGCAGGCGATGTCGAACCCACCTATCTCATCTGACTTCGAGTACGATCCAGGTGATGAAGCAGAGATCGAGCGGCTCCGCGCTCTCGGTCGCGAACAGGCGGAGGATGATCTGAGTGGCGACGAACTCTATGCCCTCGCAGAAGTCTTCGCCGTCGGCGCCGATGAACTCCAGCGCCTCCAGCCAGACGGATAACGTCGCTCCCGATCCTCAGATCAGCCAGCTGCCGGCACAGGCTCTCGTCGACATCGCCCAGTTCCGCAACACCGACGACGGGCGGAAGCTCGCGCAGTGGGTACATAGCCAGTTCCAGAAGATGAAGGGCGCTCGGAGCTACAAGCAGCAGCAGTGGGTCGTGAATCTCAGCTTCTTCTACGGGCGTCAGTACCTGGAGCGTATGAACCGACTGATGCCCGGGCAGACCGATTCGCTGCTCTACACGCCGAGAAAGCCTGCAAGCGGCCGTCGCCTGACCATCAACCGCACCCGGGCCTTTGTGCGCCAGGAACTCAGCAAGTTCATCTCACAGCAGCCATCGGCCAATGTCGTGCCGGCCACAGCCGAGGATCAGGACGTTCGGGCCGCTTACGCTGGAGAGCAGGTCTGGGAGTCCGTCTCCTCTAATAGCCATATCGAGCGCACTTTCGCTCGGAGCGCCTGGTGGATGATCGTCACAGGCAACGGGTTCATCAAGACGTTCTGGAACAACGGCAAGCTCGATCCTATCGCCCAGCAGCAGGGCTGTATCGAGTTCGGCAATGTCACCCCGTTCAACCTCTATGTCCCGGACATGCGTGAACAGGGCGTTGAGGACCAGCCGTACATCCTCAACGCATATGTGCGGCCCGTGGGCTGGTGTCAGAGCTACTTCCGTGACGAGCTGAAGGGCATTACACTCTCTCCGACGACCACAGCGGCCAACGAGATCGTCGAGTCGGGCTATCTCAACCTCTCTGGCGCCGGCGAGCCGGACAGCTGCATCGTCTACGAGATGTGGATCAAGCCCGGCGGCCACAAGCTGTTCCCGAATGGCGGTGTCATTATCGCCGTTGACGACACTCTCGTCCAGATCGCCCTCGATGGTATGCCGTACGCGCACAATGAATATCCCTTCACGAAGTTCGAGCACATCCCGACGGGCACCTTCTACGCTGCAAGTCCCCTGGAAGACCTAAACCAGCTGCAGAAGGAGTACAACACCCTCCGCAGTGAGATCAGCGAGTCCGGCCGGCGTATGGCAAAGCCAAAGCTGCTCGCACAGCAGGGTTCGATCATCCCGAGTAAGGTCACTGATGAGGCCGGTCAGATCATTCTGTATCGCCATGGTTTTACTCCTCCGACGCCGATGCAGACCCCGGAGGTCCCGAACTGGTACGTCGAGCAGCAGAACGTCATCCTTGCGGACTGGGAAGAGATCAGTGGGCAGAATGACCCGAGCAAGGGTCAGGCCCCTACTGGCGTCACTGCTGGCACAGCACTCTCCTACCTGCAGGAACAGGCGAACGCTTTCCTGACCCCGGAGTATCAGAGCATCGAGGAGGGGTACGAGAAGATCGCCAAGCAGACTCTCGTGCTCTTCAATCAGTACGTGGATGTGCCCCGGAAGATCAAGACCATCGGCGCCGACGGCGCATTCGACACCATGCTGCTTTCTGGGTCTGACATCAGCAACGGGACCGACATCCGCATTCAGCCCGGCACTTCTGTCTCGCAGAGCCAGGCAGCGAAGGTTGCCCAGGTGCAGAGCATGTACTCCATAGGTCTGATCCCCGCCGAGCAGGCTCTTCAGCTGATGGAACTCGGCGGCCCGCAGAAGGTTCTCGACACAGTCGACGCTGCTAAGCGAAAGGCGCAGCGCGAGAACACGCGTATGAAGATGCTTACACCTCAGGCCATCCAGCAGTACCAGCAGGAGTTCGGACTGGCCTCGATGATGGGCGAACAGCCGACGCAGAACCCGCTTACTGGTGCGACGCAGGGAGACCCTGTCACAGGTAACCCGTCTGCTCTGGCGAATCTTCCACTTACTGTGCCGCCGGGAACGCCGCCTCAGCCGGGACCTGTCATCTCCGTTGACGACTTCGATCTGCACCAGGTGCATATCGAGACCCACAACACCTTCCGCATGAGCGAGGAGTACGACACGCTCGACCCTGCAGTGAAGGCACAGTTCGCCCTTCACGTGCAGCTGCACCAGCAGGCGCTGGCACAGACGAGCCTTTCTAGCTTCCTTCAGTCGATGCCATCTGATGGCTCCGATGAGACTGCTCCGGGTACGCCCGGATGGGCGCCGGCCGGAGCGGGAGATATCACACAGCAGGCCTCGCAGTATGCTGCTGACGATGCTGCACATGCAGCTACCGGAAGCTAGGAGAAGACCATGACTCGTCAGGCGGACCCCCGCAACGATTACACGCCGCACCTCACGACGCAGAAGCCGGGCGGCCCCTCGGTCGCCGACCTCTACACCGCGATCAAGGGAGCAGACGCTACCTACACGGACACGCGTCTGAACGGCAAGACCTACAATGATCTCGTCAGTATCGCTCGCCATCTCGGTGCTGCAGTACCGACCACCAACTCTGTCGCCTAGCCTAGCGACGGTACAGGCTTGCGTTTTTAGACGTATGCCCGACTAAAGTAGGCAACATCGGGCTAGGGCCATATGGTACAGCCCCGTCAATAGCCAGGGCCACGCGCACAGCGGGTACAGCGGAAAGAGGATGCGATGAGCGACGCACCGGAGATTCAGCAGGCTGAGATCGAGCCGGCGGAGGCAGAAGCCCTCGATACCGGAACCGAAGAGTCGAGCGAAAATCCCGCGTGGGCCGAGATCAAGTCCACCCTCCCTGAGTCCTTCTACGAGAGCATCAAGCCGACGCTCGCGAAGTGGGACAAGAACTACCAGACGTCGGTTGATAAGGCTGTCGAGAAGCAGTTCGGGTGGGCCAAGGAACTGCAGGGTAATGGGGTCACTCCTGACCGCATTCAGCAGGCCCTTCTGGTCGCCGACCGCATCGAGACGGACCCTGCGGCTTTTCATAAGTCGCTCAGCGAATACCTCCAGAAGGAGGGGCGACTTCCCGAGACGCCTGCCGAGATGCAGGAGGTCATCGAGGACGCACAGGAGGGTACCGAGAGCCCCTTCGACATCACCAAGGACCCCCAGTTCAAGGCGATGAAGGAACAGCTCGACGGGCTCCTCCAGATGCAGCAGCAGAGTCAGAGCGCTCAGCAGGCTGCTCAGGTGCAGGAAGCAGTCAACGCTGAACTCACCGATCTTCGTCAGGCTCACCCCGAGCTGGACGATGCCGACGTCAATGAGGTTATGCGAAGCGCGATGCTGGAGGCCATGCAGGCCGACCAGGATGGCGGGAAGACCAAGATCCGACCGCTGGCTGAGCACGCTGCTCAGTACATCGAGCTTCAGAACCGCATCCTTTCCCGGCCCCGTGCCGCTAGCCAGGCCCCCCGACTTGTTCCTACTTCCGGTGGTGTTCCTGCCACGCAGACCCAGTCGAAGTCGCTCGGACAGCTGTCCAGCGACGAGACTCAGAGCGTCGTGGCAAGTTACCTTTCCGGCGGTAAGTAGATCTGAGGGTCCGGCTCCGAATCCCACCAGATAGGAGAAGCCGAAATGGCCCCCACCACTCTCGCGTCGCTTGACCCCATCATGAAGGAGGTCTACGCGCCGCGTATCCGCGAGCAGCTGAACACCGAGACGACCGCGCTCAAGCGCATCACGCGCTCCAGCGCAGGCGTCACCAATGAGGTCGGTGGCAAGTACGTCACCTTCCCGCTGCACACCCGCCGTAACGCCGGCATCGGTTCCCGCCGCGAAGGTCAGCCCCTTCCCGCGCCCGGCAGCCAGGGCTACGCCGCGGCCCGTGTCGGCCTGAAGTACGCCTACGGCTCGGTGCAGCTCACCGGCCAGGCCATCTCGCTGACCGATTCCGACCCGAAGGCCTTCGCTCGCGCCCTCGACCAGGAGGTGAATGGCCTCAAGGATGACCTCCTGAAGGACATGAACCGACAGGTCTACGGCTCGGGCAACGGCGCCATCGGCACCGTCGCGACTACCGCGGCGAGCGGCACGACCATTGCGGTCACCGATGCGCGTCTCTTCCAGATCGGCGAGGTTCTGGACCTCATCACCCTCCCCTCGACGGTTGCAACCGCAGGCCTCGTCGTCGTGGGTGTCGACACGGATGCCAACACCGTCACCGTCGGTACTGCTACCGCGGTCACCGCCGGCCAGATCCTCGTCCGTACCGGTTCCGGCCCGGACGCATCCGGCAACCTGGAAATCACCGGCCTCGCCGCCATCGTGAACAACACCGGCACCCTTTACAACGTCGACCCCACCGTGGAGCCGACCTGGAAGGCTGTGGTGGACTCGAACGGCGGCACTGCTCGCGCTCTCACTGAGGGCTCCATGATCTCGATGGTCGACAAGATCCGCACCAACGGTGGCTCTACCACCCTGATGCTGACCTCTCTGGGCGTGCGCAAGGCGTACTTCAACCTTCTCTCCCAGACGCGGTCTACGGTCAACTCGGTGGACTTCACGGGCGGCTTCAAGGGTCTCGCGTTCACGACCGATCAGGGTGACATCCCGCTCGTTGCCGACGTCGACTCGCCGAAGGGGCAGATTCTCTACCTCAACGAGAACAACATCACCTACTACCACGACGAGGACTGGCACTGGCTCGACCGTTCCGGTTCGATGTGGGAGCGCAAGGTCGACGCCAGCGGCACCTACGACGCCTGGTACGCGAACATGGTCGAGTACCACGAGCTGGGAACCGACCGGCGCAACACGCACGGCAAGCTGGTGGACCTCCTGGAGGCCTAATACCAGATCAAGCTTGAGCCCCTGTCGTTCTTCGGAGCGACAGGGGCTTCGGCTATGCTGGCCATCGTGTACGGAGAGCGCGAGTACTACGAGAAGCGTTCCGGTCTGGTGCCACCGGAGGACTACAGCCTCGGCGACCATCAAACCGCGTATTGGGCTAACGAACTTGGCATGACGCTGGACGACCCGCAGAACCAGGACGATGTCGAGCTGGCGTTCCTCATGGACCAGCTGGAGATGACAGACGGTTCCGTCAACACGCTGAACCTGATCTACTGGCAGCAGCAGGCCGAGTCCGTATTCGATCTCGATCTGCCTGATGGGCTTTCTGTTGATGACTACAAGGCAGCCTGCCTCATGGCCGACCTGGAGGAAGAGTGATGGAGAAGCTGCTCAGCGCATTCAGTGCAGGGTCGTGGAACAGCGATCTCGGCGAGTTCGTCTCAGACGACCACCAGCGACTTGCTGAGATCATTCATGACTACAACCCCGCCATGTCGCTGCTCTACATCCCGCAGCGAGATCGTGCGGGTGAAGTCAGCTTTCCCTTCGCGATCAAAGAGGAGCAGCTTGGTGCCGAGCCGGTTATCATCCGCTATCTCACCGCTGACCAGATGCGCCGGCCGAATGAGATCCTTGCATGGCTGTTCGAGGGCGATCTTCGGAAGCATCGACCCCAGGATGTCCTCGCCCGGCTTGAGGCCGAAGACCTGGCTGACAAGCTTTTGTCGCTGAAGAAGCTGGAAGACGAGACCGCGGACCGAGAGGACAAGGTCGCGTTTGCGGTTAGTGGTGGGCGAGATCGTAAGCACACTGTTCGGCTTGGTAGCGGCCGAAAGGTAGAGCGCTAATGTCTGATTTTTCTGACCCTGGTTCGCTCTCCAGCATCACCCATACAGTGCAGGATGTGCAGACAGCCGTCTTTCGCCAGTTCGGTGATGAGTCCGGCGTTCAGCTCATCACCGGCGACATCGTTCGATGGATCAACATGGCGCAGGAGGAGATCAACAACCGCAACAAGGTGGTGAAGTCCGCCTCCCACACCACTACGACAAAGGACGTCTCTACCTACACTTTCCCGAGTGTCGCGATCCTGCAGGTAGATGCTCTCTCTGTCGACGGGCGCTTCCTGCCGAGCATCCCTTACGCCGAAGCCCGACGACTGATGAACCGGAACGATCCGGCTTCCACGTTTGAGGGAAGGCCGCAGTTCTGGTTCGAGTACGGTGGTCAGTTCAACCTGTGGCCAAAGCCTGTGCAGAGCGACTGGGAGATTCAGCTGCTTTATACGCAGAAGACGACCCCTGTAGTTCACCCGTCTGACCTTCTCGGGCTGCCCGACAAGTATTTCCCCGCCATTGTTCAGTATGTGCTGCAGCAGGCCTACGAACTCGATGAGGACTGGCAGGCAGTGACTGCCAAGTCGACGCAATTCGACCAGAGGGTTGGTCAGCTTGCCGACGAAGAGCGTCAGTCTCAGTCGCTCACCTACGAGACTGTTTCGGTGGTGGACGATTGGTAGCCACACCTGTGCTTCTCGGGCCGTTCAGCGGTGGCCTGAACAATGCTGTCGATCCCTCCAGTGTCGCTGACAACGAACTTGTCTCCATTGAGAACTGGGATATCGACGTCGATGGATCTCTGAAGTCGAGACCACCGTATGTGAACTTCGTAGCTTCGCCGGTGAACAGCCTGACGCAGACTCAGTCGCCAGACACCCTCGGCATCTTCTATGCCGTCGACGGCACGCCGTGGATCATCTGCTCCAATGGCGTGAACGGAACCTATGCCTATCGTGCCGACGTTGCAGACCCGTCTAGCAATGCTGCGTACCATAAAACGGTTTCGTCAACTGTCTCTTATGTCGCAATGGCTCAGTTCAACGGGTCTGCCTACCTTGTTGCACCAGGGGGCAGTTGTGGTTCGTGGACCCCTTCAGGTGGGTTCGTCGCTGACGCCAACATGCCTGCAGGCAACACCATTGCTGTCCACGCCTATCGCCTATTTGTAGCTGCCGGCTATAACGACGGCGCCCAACCGACCCGAGTCTGGTACTCTAACATCCTCTCGGACATCGGACTCGGTCTATGGACAGCCGCCAACAACTATGTCGACGTCGGTGCCGGTGATGGCCAGGCAGTGACAGCTCTTGTTGACTATGGAACCGAATTGCTGGTCTTTCGGACGGGGTCTATCTGGTCTCTGTCCTACACCACGGACATCTCCGCAGGCATTGTCCAGCCGACTATTCTGGGAACTGGCCTAGAGGACGGCCGTTGTATTGCCGTCGCTGAGGACTACATCTATTTCCTCTACCGCGGCCGAGCATACGAGTTCTTCAATAACACCGTCCAGCAGATCAACCAGCTGGTCCAGTTCACTGGAACGTCCATCGCAGCAAGTGAACCGTTCTGGGTCTCAGTTTTCAACAATCGTGTCATCTTCGGTGCTCACGACTATCAGTACGTCTTCAACCGCATTCTTCGGGTGTGGACAAGTTGGGTGCGATCTGACGGCCACACCGTTGGACGTCTGATCGAACTACACGCCTCGACTACTCAGCTACCGAAGGCATTCGGTTTCTTGACGGATTCCGCGTCGTTTTTCTCTTCTGGAAGCACCCCTTCAGCACATCTGCTTGTGATGACTGATGGCTACCTCAGCGGAGTTGCAGAGACGATGGTCTGCAAAGTTACCACCAAGATGTACGGGTACGGCGCTGAAGCACAGTACAAGAGACTTTTCTGGTGGGGAGTCGACGCTTCGTTCTATGGCGAGCTTGACGTATGGGTGCAACCGCTTGTTCTCAATGCTTCGGTGACATGGGGCCAGCTGATTACCCGAGGGATCACCTGGGGCGCACTTCTCAAGTACACCTGGGGAGACCCTGTTCCACCCATCGTCGCTACTGATAGTGCAGACGGCATCTCGGGCGGGTATGTCCGACGCCGGTTTGCAAAGTTCTTGAAGTCCCTGCGCTTCCGGCAGATCCAGTACCACATGGAGTTCCACTCGGACGGCACCCCCTCAACCGCACCAACAAGACTGTTCGCTCTGACGACTTTCGTGTCGCTGAAGGAGCACGTCTTCGACAAGGTCTCGTAGTACGATCCCCTCATGGCATTCAACCCTGTTCGCGGCTTCCTGGCTGGTCCTCAGCAGCCTCAGCCGACCCCTGGGGTACCTCCGCAGGCGGGAGGGGGGTTCAACCCTAATTCGGCCGGCCAGAAGGTCTATGGCGGTGGTGATATTGCTCCTCAGCGAGGGCGTATCGAAAACAAAGAGGGCTATGCACAGCGAGACGCCATCAACGCCCGAATCTCAGCCCTTCGGAACCATCTCGGAGGTGCCTGATGGCTGACCAGAAACCTGCAGACTACCTGCCGAAGAAGCCCGGCAATAACGAAGCCATTGTCGCGATGGTCGAGAAGGACAAAGGCCCGGTAGGGCCTGGCCACCATAACTCCCACCGCACGGCAGCCATCATGAGCTGGCTGGAGAAGCAGGAGAAGAAGAGCCGTGGCAAGTAAGACGAGTTTCGTGCTTCCGTCTGGCAGCAAGGCCATCATCGGTTCTCCGGGAACTGTAAAGGCTAATCCAGCGGATCTTCCTAAGCCTGCGCCCACGACTGCTCAGCGAATTGCAGCACTTCAGCAGGCATACCAGGCTGGGACGCTGTCGACTGCAGGGCAGGCTGAGCTGTACGGGCTTCAGAACGGTTCGGACCACTCTGGCGACTACTACAAGAAGTCGTCAAACCAAGCTCTTGCCGAGATGATGGCGAACCACCTTGCTGGGGGTCACCACTCGCAGGCTTACTACAACAAGCAGGATGCTGCTGCGGCGGCTGCCGCTACTCCTGCGGCCCGTGCTGCTGCTCTTGCGTCCTGGCAGGGCAACGACCCTACCTACATCAATGAGATGTCGCAGTTGAACAACGCCCAGTCGAACTATGACAATGACGTCGCGACGCAGAAGTCCGGGTATGACCTCAATACCTATCAGCCTGCCCTTCAGGCCCTTGGCTACACGGGCGCCCTCGATAGCAACGGCAACGCTGTTGCAAGCCCAGGTAGTTGGGCCTACAACGACAAGAACACAGCCATCGGCAGCAGTTACCAGAGTCAGCTCGGGGACTATGCCAATCGTGGGATGCTTCAGGGCACAGGCTATGCTAACGCCCTGACCAACCTGCAGCGCAGTGCACAGCAGTCGCTCGACCAGGCCACTACTGCACGACAGACTAACCAGCAGGCGCTTGATGCCGGCCAGACTGCTGAAGATCAGCAGATCCAGCAGCAGAAGAACACCGCAGCCGCCAACTCCGCCGCACGCTTCGCTGCGACGCAGAACGGGCTGCCTAACGTGAAGGCGAGCTAGTCATGGCGAGCACTGTCGGTGTACGCAATCCCAGCGAGGCGGCAGCCCTGAAGTCGGGTGCGTCGAGTAGCGGGTCTGGTGCCCATAGCCAGACCTCTGCTCACAAGGCTGCGGGTACGCAGAATGCGGGCACCCACTCGACAACTGCAACTAAGCCCAAGGCGACGGCGAGTTACACCGCCCCCACGTCAGGTCTCAGTGATGGGGATCAGGCTGCTCAGGATTTCGGGTCTCAGTCGACCTTCCCTGCACTTGTGCAGCAGTGGCTCACTGCAAACGATTCGACGCCTTTCGGCGCTACCATGACGACTCCGACTGATCCATCCCGTAGCGACTACATCAACGGTGTCCTGAGTTCTCTGCTCGGCTCCGGAAGCAGCTCTGGGGTAAGTGAGAATGCTCCTGGGGTTTCTGACTTCATTTCTCAGTACCTCGGCACTGGGCCGAGTTCTTCTGATGTTCAGGCGCAGATCGCTGCTCTTGGGAAGTCTCCGCATAACCATTCGCTGACCTATTTTCTGAAGCAGGCAGCAAGTGACATCCCCGAGCAGACCATCGACTACACCCCGGTTGCGAACCAGTACAAGAGCGATGCGCAGAACACTGCACAGGCCCTTGCCGGAATCTATGGCGGCCTCGCTAACCAGCTCAACTCCGGGAAGAACGACATCAACGCTGCCTATCAGCAGGCACACGACTACACAACTGGCGAAAACCAGGATGCGGCCAATACCATTACGGGCGCTTACCAGTCTGCGGCAGCCGATAACGCCAAGGCTCTAGCAGCCCTCGGTATCGATGGAGGCGCCGCGAACCAGATCGTGAATGGCGGCGGCACGCTGGCACAGGACAGCGCGAACGCTGCCGCACGCGTTGCGGGCAACACTGCGAACCGGCAGCAGCAACTCACCGAGCAGCACCAGGCTGCGAACACTCTGCAGAACCAGGCTGTTGCCGGCTCTCGTGCTCAGGGTGCTCAGGATGTCTCCAACACGCAGCAGCAGCTCGGAGACCTTCTCTCTCAGTTGTCTCTTCAGCAGCAGCAGGATCAGAACACCCTGGACTCCAACCGAAACCAGCAGACGCTCAGCCTGGCGACGAGCCTTCTCGGAGACCAGTCGAACCAGCAGCAGAGCTACCAGAGTTCTGTTGGCTCGCTGCTGCAGCAGATTGCGCAGAATCAGCCATCTGTCTCGGATGCAATTTCTGCGTACACCAACCTGTATGGTTCGATCCCAGACCAGCTGAAGCTCGCCCAGGGCTCGTCTCCGTCTCTGTCTGATCTTGTTGCTGCACAGAATCTCGCAAATAGCGAGTACAACGACCAGTACGGCACCTACGACCAACAGAACAGCGCCGCTGAGGCAGCACAAAACCTGGCAGATAAGGAAGCCTCCTCGAATGCCGCTCAGACGCTTAGCCCGTCTGACGTTCTCAGCGCTTACTCGAAGCTTGCTGCAGCATCCAATCCGACTGCGGCTCAGACCAGCGAGTTGGGCACTCTGGCGAATCTGCTAAAGGCAATGGGCTATCCGGTCCAGTAGGATTCGGGCATGAGCGCGTTCGACGAGCTGCTTGCTCAGGCACGAGCAGCGCAAACCACCCCTACCACAGCGCCGAAGCAGCTCAACTACAAGGTCGTGCCGCAGGCCACTACTCAGGCTACTTCCGCAGCGCCGAAGGGCGTTCTCGGCCACATCGTAGACATCCTGTCTCGACCCGAGTACATGGTGACGAACTTCCTGAACCAAGTGGGTAACGATGTCTCCGATGTACGTCACGGTACCGGAAGTGTGCTGGGCGACATCGGCAAGACCATTGCTGCCCCAGTCGAGGGGCTTCTCGGTAGTAATCCGGCCCACAAAATCACTGGCTCGCAGCTCATCAACAACGTCGACAAGGATGTCACCGACCACACGCTCGACCAGCAGATCGGCAAGACTGCGGCTGACGTTGTTGAGGGAGTAGGAGGCTTCGCGGCCGACATCCTGTTGGACCCGACCACCTATTTCGGTGGCGGTCTCATCAAGGACGCCGCTGAAGGTGCAATCAAGGGAGGCGCTAAGGTTCTCGGCAAAGTTGCTGAGACCGGCGTTCTGGGCAAGACCGTCAAGGATGCCTCAGCAGCGGTTCGAGAGGCTGCCACTAAGGCCGGCAAGTTGCCCACTATCGACAAGGACGGTGCACAGGCCGCTGAAGCGGCTGATTCTGCAGAGAACGCTATTGATACTGCACCTACCCCAATCGAAGGGGCTGCGGAGTCTATTGACGCATCGAAAAAGATGCCCACCCCGCACGAGGCTGAGGCGGTAGCAGGCAAGGGCACCGAGGCCGCCATCGACGCAGGACTCGACCCGGATCGCGTACAGGCTGCTACTGAGGCCGTCACTAAGGACGCCCCTAAGCTCAGCGGTAAAGAGGCGCTTGAACAGGCCATCTCTACACCCAAGGGTAAGGATGTCGTCAGCACTCTGGCGAAGCTCGCTGATGTCGCTAAGAAGTCGATGGAGGAGACTCCGGTACCGACGAAGCTCACCCCGCGTCAGTGGCTTAGTGAAGTCTCGACGAGGGTGGCCGGTGACCGTGAAGAGCAGTACAAGGTGCTGGAGAAGAATCCATCTGCCTCGCTTCCCGATTTGCCGGGAATCAAGATCGGAGGAGGAAAGTCACCGGAGCACGTCGACTTCGCTACGGCTAAAGAGCGCTTCGAGGGGGGCGGCGCGGACCGCTCTGCTCTCGGAGAAGGGCTGCAGCGTGCCTATCGCCAGTACGAGGTCAAGTTCAATCAAGCAGCTAAGAGTGGTCGTGCTGTTGATGCTTTCGGGCGCCCTGCGGATTCTGCAGCAACGGGAACCGCTGGCGCTCGGTTCGTTCAGGGCCTCGCAAGCCTACGAAACACCCTGAATGCGGGCGACAGCGCACTATCCAAGACGTTCAGCACCCCTGTGGTGAAGGCCCTATCGACCGTTGCTCGTAATGCCAGTGACGACGATCTTGCGAACTTCTTCGGGCAGCTGCATGGCGCCCTGACCGGAACCACTACTCTGAGCAACTTCCTCACGCTTGGCCGATTCGACCGTACTGCCGCAACCGAGGCAGGAGAGACGATTGCCCGTCGCGCGAAGGTCACTGATTTCGCAGTGAACAAAACCACTGGTGCTCCTAAGAAGGGGCTTGGCGCACTTCTTCAGCACATGGGCATGACTGACGAGGGCGTACAGGCCCTGTCGAGTGACATTCGCAACTCGGCCCGAAATATCAAGCCGAAGACTGAAGAGGTGGCGAACGGGCTTACCGAACTGGCTGCTGATGACCTCGACAACGGCACCTCTGACATCGCCCGCGATGCCGCACTTGAGGCAGGTGCGACCCCAGACACGCTGACCGCTGTTCAGCGGCTCGCTGGATATGCTGCGGCAGACGCAGTGAAGGAAGCGAAGCTCGATCCCGCCAGCTGGGCACACACGCTCAAGGATGGTGTCAAAAAGGACACCGCTCAATATGGCGCCGGGTATGCCGCCCAGACGCATCAGCTGAACCAGTTCTTCCAGTACACGGTGTGGAACAAGATCAGTCGGCCGCTCACTGAGCTTGCCAAGGCTAAGAACCTCGGAGGTGTCGCTCGGGCAAAGCTGATGCGTGAGACCATCATGCCGGCGCTTCGCCTGACTGAGCGTTTCATGGAAGCTCACGGGGCGCCACTCACTATTGGTGTTGGGGACGCCAAGGTGCAGATGGGGCTTAGCCAGATCATCGACACGCTGATGTCAGGCGACGAGTCTGAAGCACTCAAGGCGATGTTCAACGGAACCACGTTCATTCCGCCGACAAACCTCATGGACGCTGTTCAGGCCGCTATCACGGGCCATTTCGATCTGCCGGTGTACGAGGACATCATCGTCAACGGACGTAAGACCGTACGCCTCTCCCACACCGAACCGCTGGACGGTCAGGCGGCAATCGAGGCGGCGCTGAGCCAGACGCGTACGAAATGGGCGACGGCAGACGGTGCTAGCAGGGGGTTTGAGAACTGGTATCGAGGGACTACCTCGGCACTCGATGACACCGAGCTTGCTGCTTCCGAGGAGCGCAGCATCGGTAAGGCACGGCGGTACAGTTCTCAGAAGTTCGACATCGGAGAGAATGCAGGTCAGCTCGGGAAGCTCATTGCGGACAACACCGATGAGTTCCGTCGCATCGCTCAGGAGAACGCAGCCGAGTGGTCTGACCGTGTCGAGGGGGAGACCAAGGAACTTACTGAGGCAAATTATCAGGCACTCTCCGATGCCGTGGACGAGGCCAACGTCGGAAACCTTCAGCCTCTTGTTCAGGGAATCTCCGATACCTCTAGTCGAATCGCGAAGCAGGCTGTCGCAGATGGCGACACCTACGACGCTTCCGCAGTGGCGAACACTCTCGTCAAGTCTGGGTTCGGCGACGGGGAAAGCCCTTCTGCAGACATTCTTATCGACGGGGCAGCAAAGCTCGCAAAACCCGGCATCACGAAGGACGAGGCTGCACTCGTAAAGCGTGAGACCAGAAGCCGACTCGACAACATTGGGGGCGATGCTGAGCGACGTACAAATACTGCAGTCGCAGCCAAGGGCGAGTTCCTTACTCTCGGAGACAAAATCCAGGCATATGTCAACGGCGGCTTCCTTCGCAAAACTGCCAGTGCTTTCAGTCGGGCAGTGAACTTCCCTGACCTTCACGAAAGCCTGCGTAAGACAGAGTCTGTCTGGCACCTGACTCTTGGTACGCAATTCCAGCGAATCAACGCACTTCAGCGGGCTATGACGACTCCCGAGACTGAGCAGAGTGCTTTGCAGGCGTGGCGTGCCCTCCAGCACGGTGAGCCTCGCCCTGACGGGGCGACCGGCGAACTCTATGACCAGCTTCAGGAAATCGGCGGCGTGCTGTTCGGCTACGACGGTAACCCGGATCATGGGCTCTACAACAACGCATGGTTCCGTGAACAGGGCGACCTCTCGCACGCCAACAAGTTGCTCGATTACGCCGGCCTGCCAGAGGAGTACCACTTCGACCTCGATAAGGCGGCCCGAGACGCCAGCAAATCCGGCCGGAGTGTCCACGTCGAACTCGCTAACCAGTGGCGCGATCACAACTTCACGCAGGGCAACGACTTGGTCGATTACTTCGCTAAGCAGTCTCAGGCGTTCATGCGAATGACAAGCCACCAGACCATCGCAGACAGCTTCCACCAGGTTGCAAAGGACATGGGTGCGGTTCGTAAAATCAGTGCCGGCGATGACATTCCTGATGGCTACGTCGCGCTGCGGCAGGGTGAGGGCAAGAGTGTCCTCGCGCCCTACCTCGACCCGAGCTACGTCTATAAGCGTGACATCGCAATGCAGCTGGCCCGCATGGATGCAATGGTTCAGGACAGTTTCGACAAGTCCACGCCGTTCTGGAAGTTCATCAACGGGCAGTATCGCCCTGTGCTAGACCTCTGGAAGCAGGGCATGACGATCTACAACCCGAGCCACCACATCAGAAACCTCATCGGCGATACTGTGCTCACCTATCAGGCCAACGGCGCTAAGAACTTCGGTCGAGCGCACAAGATCGCCCTCGGCATCATGGCTCGTTCCGGCAAAAACTATGACGGCTATGACATGGTTCGGGCGCTTCGTGGTGAGGGTTCGGTCATCAAAAGCTCCGGGACTGCCTTCAAGACTGCCCGCCACGGCGACTGGGATATTGACGAGGTATACAAGTACGCCCGCGATTCCGGCCTTCTTCCTGAGCACAACCAGATCGAGCAGCTGGAAGAACTCGACGAGGAAGGCAACACCCTGGCGACAACGCGTGTGCAGAAGATCAACCAGGCTCTCCATAACAGCCTTCCTGGCCGGACGGCTGGTAAGGTGTCCGAAGCTCGTGACCACTACTCGCGCATGGGCCACTTCGTGCAGTTCATCATGAACAACGACTCGAAGTTCAAAGACCGTGACGCGCTTATGGCGGCTGCTGCCAAGTCGACGCGTAAGTGGCACCCGGATGGGTCTGACATGACCAAGTGGGAGGGTGCCCTTCGACTTGTGATCCCGTTCTACTCCTGGACCCGCAAGACCATTCCGCTCGTCCTAGAGTCCATGCTGACTCACCCGAACCGAGTGAATGTCTTCCCCAAGGCATCCTTCGATCTGGCGACAGCTACCGGGGTGAACCCGCAGTCATTTGGAGATCCCTACCCCGCAGACCAGCTGTTCCCGAGCTACATCACCGGGGAGGGTTTCGGCCCGCAAATCGATATCAACGGAAAGTATTACGGCATTCAGCCAGGCATCCCTAGCGTCGACATCCTCACTTCGACTGTTGCCGGCGCTAGCGACAATCCACTGAAGAACATCGGTTCGGGCATCCTTGATCAGTTGGCTCCAGCCATCAAAGTGCCTGTCGAACTTAGCACCGGAACCAGCCTATCGACCGGGGGAGACATCAACGACACCTCCGACTACATCGACTCACAGCTCCCTGGCGTCAACAAGATTGCCGCGCTTACGGGCTACTCTCCGACAGGAACTGTCTGGGGTCTTCTGAACGGAACTGGCCCCCAGCAGCAGTACCAGATCGCTCAGGGCAACAAGCAACACGGACCTACGGTGAGCTTGCTCAACGAGCTTCTGGGCCTCGGCCTTACTCCGATGAGCCAGCCGAATCAGATCAACTACGCTGAGATCGAGAAGCGCAATGCAGCCGGCGCGACGCAGGGAGGGTAGCCCATGCCACTAACGCTTACCCCGGCACAGCAGGCACTTGTTCAGGCTGCCACACAGGGCTATCAGAACTCCGCTCAGAGCGGACTGCCAAGTGCCGTTCAACAGGTAGCGGCCGGCCAATTGCAGAATGTCAGCACAAGCCAATCGAATAATGCAGCTCAGGTTCAGGCACTCGCTGACGCTGCCAATACTGCTGCGACTGATCAGGACAACAGCCTGATAGGCGGCATTCAAGACACTGCTGCGGCGGCTGCCGCTGCCTCAAATACAAGCGCAGCCGCGCTTGCTGCACAAGCGCAGCAGAACGCCGCACAGACAGGCGCACAGTATGGCTCGAATGAAGCCGCCCTTGCGGCAGCTGATTCCAGCGCGGCAAACCAGCAACAGGGAGCTTTTCTCCAGAGCTACCTGAAAGAGCATCCGACTGCATCCCCCTCGGAAGTAGCGGCTGCTGCACAGAAGAACGCAGCAGCGATGGCGTCTGCGCTTTCTGGGGGGTCTACCGGTTCATATACCAGCGATCCGGCAGGAACCAGCGGGAACACGCAGTACAACCCCTCTGGCGGGGGAATGGGCTCGAACGCCCCGCGAGAATGGGTTCCGGAAACCAATCTCAGCAACTCGCGGAACGAAGCACTGGAGACGGCTTTCAGCTATACGGGCGATCCGTACCAGCTTGGTGGTACCTCTCATGCCGGTATCGACTGTTCCGGCCTTGTGATGGCTGTCTACGATCAATTCGGGCTCGGTCAGTACATCAACAACCACAATGCGACTACTCAAGCACAGCAGATCCCTGGAGTACGAACTGCAGTCTCAAATCTTCAGCCGGGCGATATCGTTGCCTGGAAGGACGGCAGCCATATCGCGATCTATGCCGGCAACAACATGATCGTCGCCGCTGCTGCACCCGGTGAAGGAGTCAAGTACCAACCCGTCTGGGGAGATGTCTACGGCATTCACCTCACGCTTCCAGGAGAGTAGAGCAGGAACATGAGCGGAGAGACTGTCATCGGAGGAGTTCAGCCGGGAGGGTGGCTTGTAGCCGCTATTACGGTCGCGGGTCTCATCATCGTTGCGTGGATCAACTCTCGGGCGTCTCGGAAGATGCAGGATCAGGTCAAGCAGCAGATCGAGGAAACAAATCAGACCGCGGTGCAAAAGACTGAAGAGGTCAAGGAAGCGGTTACGAACAACCATCCCACCCATATTCGCGAAGACATCGACATGCTGCTGGCCCTTCTCAGGGAGATAGATGACAAGGCCAACAGCAACTTCGACGATACGCGCAAGGACATCGGCGGAATCCGAGAAGAGCTTCGTGAGGAGCGCAAGGTGTCGACGGGTACGAGAACGATGCTGACGAATCACCTTCAGGATGTTGCTCCAGCTCTCGTCGAGTGGCACAACCGGCAGCGTACGTCCAAAAAGTAACCGCCATAGCAGAAGCCCCGCCGACCGGGACAGAGTCTCCAGCGGCGGGGCTTCTGTGGTCTGGACACGAGACCCATGCGCCCGCAACGCACGCTATCAGCCTAGCACAGGATTATTTTGTCGCATCAGACCATGTGTGACTGCGTAGTAGATCAAGTGCATCTTGGCGCTTTGCTCATCAGGCATGTGACCATTAGGCAATTGAAACCCTTCATACATAGCACCGAGTTTGTAAGTTTCTGGGGGTTGACGGACTACGTCTGCGCCAAGGCAAAAGGCAGCGAACTCAATAGCGCCAAGCACTTCGCTAGTTGCCATTGTCTTGCCGTGTGCTGCGCGTCGAAGTCTCCAGTCCTCGATTACTACGACATCTGGCTTGGTCCCTGTTGACTGAATGCTGCGATTGAGCAAATCGTAAAGTTCATCCCTACCGACACGCGATGTCGATGGATACCCGAAACCTGACCACTTCGCCCATCCGATACCCTTTGCCCCGGGATCAAAGGCCCAGATCATCATGCTGCCTTCCCCGCTTCGCCCCAGTGCTTACTGCCGTAGTCAGGACCGATCTCGCTAGCAAACACCACCTGGTTGAACACGTCTTCTCCGGTGCTGCTGGCGACATCCTCAAAGATGGCCTTGATCTTCGGCATCATTTCCTCGACAAGGTCCTCTCGAATCTCCCACAGGATTGCGTCATGGATCTGCAGCA